CCCAACCCATTTTGGCCATTGATCAATAAACGCTCTAATTTTATTCGCCATCTCCATAGATGTGTCAAGTTTATTAGCGATTATTAGAATCTTTTCGGGTCTTTCTTTTTTAGCGAACACCAACCTTTTTGATACCCAAGCTGCGGTTACTGTTGATACCCCAGCTTGACGGTATTTAAGTGCTATATTTTCCTCATATTCTTCGTAATCATTTAGAAGAGAAACCTGATCCGGAAATAATTCGAGGGGTACATATCTTGATACTGTATTGTCATATGTCTGTAGATAAGTTCTTAACGCGTACGGTGTATCCTTCATACACTTGACATACTCCAACATTAATTGTTCTTTTGATAAACTCATAAAGATATTTCTATATAAATATCAAAACCCCCAATTATTTCTAATGTGGGGGTTTTTCATTCTTTATAATATAATCTTAATAAGTCATTCCACCTTCTTCCTCTTCATCATATTCATCGTCGTCATCACCACCCTCCTTGTATTGTCTATACTGTTCTTTAGCTTGTTGTAAAATTTCTGAAAATTTTCTAGTAGCTTTTTGATTGTCTTCCCTATCATTTGATACCACATTAGCTATGATATCACGTAAGAATGATTCAGCTGGTACACTATATAAAAGTTGTTCAAAAAACGGATAATATTTTTTACCTTCAGGATCTGTTGTTAATTCATCCGGAAGTAATAATCTTATTTTTCTAACTAATTCAGCACCAACACGAAAATTCATTGGTTCGTTTGCCATTGTATCGGTTTGACCAATAACATCTTGAGCCATACCAAGATCCATGTCAGTCCATTGAGCTCTTGATGTTACAATTGAAAATGTTTTAAATAATTCGTGTAGTAAAATTGGGAATATTATACCGTTAGCGAAATATGTGTCGTTTTCTTCATTTTCTTCACCCCCACCTTCATCATCCTCATCTTCGTCACCATCCATTTTACCAGCGGATCCAGCGGCGTTACCACCTAGAGCTTCAATTAGATCCTCATCAGTGAAATACATTAAGTCATTAGCGGCCATAATTTTATTATACAATGGATATAAAGAAGGATCAATCTCATCCAATCTATCTTTGTACATTTGATAAGCGAATTGACCACGTTTACCCTTACCCTGGATAATCGCGTTTATCACATTTCTTTTCTCAATCTCAAGTTGTCTTTGTTCGTCCGGAGTTAATTCATCAATATCAAATGAGAAGTTTTTAGGTAATTCCAATTTTTTCATTTCTTTTGACTTCATCTGAAATTGGTTCGGGTCTATTCTTTGTTCACCTAGAAAAGTTAAAACGTTTATGAAATCAAATTTATAAACTACTCCACCTTCTTTTCTTTCTTTTGATACAACACCTTCCTCAATAGCTTCTTCCATTGTCATATTTGACGGTAACCAACCTTCCTCTTTTGCCGCTATCTCCATAGCTAAATCTCTAAGTTCCTCTCTATAACTCGGTTCGATACCCATAACCTGTCTTACGGACATCATTTGTTCCATTTGGATAGCTCTCTTAACTTGTGGATTTGTCAAATTTTCTTCAGTACCATAATATCTTTTAACATAATCAACAATTTCTTTAAATCGTTTTTCTGTCATTTTTTCCACATCACGGACCCCACCTTTAAATCCACGGTTTTTAGCGTAAATTCCTTCAGGATCCTCAATTCTTTGTTGGGTTCTTGGGTGCATTCTTTCTGGGTAATCACCGTACTCCACGGGAGCCTCGTTTACTATTTTTCTTATTAATCTTTCTAAATTTCTATTTCCCATTACATTAAATTTAACGCTTGTTTTATTACGGAGATAAACTCGTTCTTTTTTTCTTCTTTACCTTTTTTAGCTTTTGGATTTTCTTTTGGTCCAGGTCTTTTGAATGGGTTTTTGTCTTTCCCCGGTTTTGTTTTTTCTTTGGTTCCAGGTTTTACTGGAGCTGTTTCAGTATTCTCAGACATTTCTTTACCCATACTAAATAATTTACCAATTGGTTTTTTCATAGTTTTCATTTCTTTACCTTCATCTTTTGAAAACATAGTCATTTTTTTTGGGTTTCTCAATATCATTGAGTCTTCTTTTTTTGTTTTTTCTAAAATAACCTTAATTAAATCACCTTTGGTCATTGATGGGTTTATGTGACCCTCAATTAATTTAACAATTTCATTTTCTAACTGTTCCTCAACCTTTGATTTTTCTTTTTTCTTATCGTATTTTACAGTTTTTTCTGGATGTTTCTTTTTTGGCATATCTTCATACTCTTTTTCAGTTGTACTATCTGAAAATTCTCTTGCCATATCACACCACTTCTTTTTTTCTTTACCTTTTGACTTATTACATTTAGCCCAAAATAAACCTTGTTGAGCTTTTGACTCAAATCTTTCAGTAACTTCACCCTCTTTCATTGGAGTTAGGGTTGTCTTACCTGGAGTTTGTGTTCCAGAAACAGCTACCGATTTTGTACCAGTAGGAACTGGTATCTCAGCGTCCTTATTTTGATCAGTTTGATATTGTGTTAACGTCGTGGTTATTGTTGTTACAACCTCATCCACCTCTTTTTTATTAAATTTTTCAGATAAAGTTTTTATTTGTGATTCACTTAATCTTGAAATGGTCTCAATTTTTAAACCATTTTTAATTAAATTCATTATGTCTTTTTTAGTTCTCATATACCATTTTTTTTTCAAACTCTAATACGATGTCTCTTTCGTATAATTTATCTTTTATTTCAGATTCAGTATCACCAAATCTGAAAACCATTCTTTTTGTTATTGAAAAGTCTATATCCCCGGTTTCCCTTTCCCATCCAAGAGCTAAAACTCCATCCATCGAGTCTATAAGTGAAAAAACATCAGAATCTTGAACCAATTCCAATGTTATTTTTTCATTACTTAGTACCCCAACTTTTTTAACGTGATCAATATCCGGTGGACTAGGATAACCATTAGCTGGTTTTGATTCCCAATTCTCACCCCAAACCTCCAAGGTGTCCGAAAATATGAATTCATATATGTTATCACCCTTATAATTTGGTCCAAGTTTATTTATGTAAATTAAATAATTCATAGTACTTTACCGTCTGGAGTTATTTTATTTTCTTTTAACCCAGTTTTAAATAATAAATTACCCTTACTTGTTGACCCAACTAAGAATGAATTTGGGTTATTTTCTAAAAATTTTAAAGCTGCTCTTTCTTGTCTAATTGATTCAGAAAGATTGACAATCTTTTCTTTTGTTTTTGTTATTGATTTGGAATTTGAGATTTTAATTTCATTTTCATCAATATGTTTATTAATAACTTTATCGATTATTGACTCGTACATTGATTCATATTTTTCGTGAGGATATCTTCTAATCTTTTGTCTAGCTCCATGTTTTGGATAGTCCTCGTCACCATCCTCTTCCCCTAATTCACCCATTAAACCATTTGAGTATGAACCACCCATATAATCATTAAAAGCTTCAACATAAGAGTCATATCTTTCTGCCATTTCACCAGATGGTTCGGATGGTTTAGCTGGTTCAGCTACGTTTTCATCCTCATCCCCAAAATCAATATCATCCTCATCCCCAAAATCTTCGTCTTCATCATCTTCGGTCCCCTCTAATCTAGATATTATCTCCTCAATGTCATCTTCATCTAAAGATGAAAGATCTAAAGCTGATAGTATTGAATTAATGATATATTTAGTGTCATTGGAATCCATATCATCTTTTGATAAATACGCTCTGATTTTTTGTGCTGATTTACCGATTAATTTTTGAATTAACTTCATCGATACTTTTCCATCTTTTTTGGATCCCCCCATATCATCATCATACCCGTCTGATGATGAAGATGAACCCATGTCGTCATATGTGTCCGAAGCGTCTGAAGATTCACTATCATCCATTGGTGGTACAGATGATGGAACATCACCACCTTCCATTGGTGGTACAGCTGGTGGAGCTACCGATTCTGGTGGAACATCACCACCTTCCATTGGTGGTACAGCTGGTGGAGCTACCGATTCTGGTGGA